GGAAGACTTTGCTATATGCGATGTTGGACTTCTTCCCGATCAATTCTACGATATGACGTGGGCAAACTATAATAGATATGCTTATGGTAGTATCAAAAGACAAACAAAGGATTGGGAACATACTAGATCTTTAATTTCTATAATATACAATTCAAACGTAGGAAAAAGACAAGATCAAAAAACTCCCGATAAGATTCTTCCGCTTTGGACAGATAGATTAGGTAAACCCCAAAAACCTAAGTTAGAACCAGTAACAAAACAAGACTTTGAAGAGGTCGTTAAAAAGTTAGATAATGGATAGTAATTTTCAGGTTAAGATAACAGCAGATTTAGGTGATTTAGTAGCTAAGATAAAAAATATTGAAACTACTTTAGCTAAACTAGATTCTTCTTTTAAGGCAGTAAATGCGAGAGCTACTCAAAGTTTACAAAGTACTGGACAGGCTGCTGCTACTGCTGGATTAGATATGAATAGAATGAGGTTAGCCTCTTTTGCTCTTGGTCAGGTTATCCGAGATTCTGGATTCTTTGCTCAAAGTTTTGGTATGGGATTATTAGCTATATCAAACAACGTACCTATACTTATTGACCAAATAGTAATGCTTACCAATGTATCTAAGGGTCTTGGTGCTGCTATATCATTAATGGGTTCTTTATTAACTGCTGCTCTAACAATATTTGCTTATGCCTCTATGAGTGCAGATAAGTATAATGATTCATTAGATAAGATTAGAGCAACTGCTCAAACAAATGTAATCACCCTAAACGCTTTATTGTCAATAGCTAAAAATGAGGAGTTATCTTATTCAGCAAGGCAAGAAGCAATAAATAAGTTAAACAAAGATTACGATATATTCAATAAAAATTTAACTCTTCAAAATATAAATAGTAAAGAAACTGCTGATTCTGTAAAAAGATTAACTAGTGCTATTTATCTTCAAGCAGAAGCTCAAATTCTTCAAAATGAAATACAAGATGAGATAGCAAAAAGAAGAAAGTTAGAGGGTACTGATTTAAAAGATCAAGCTGGTTTATATGATAAATTTATTGGCAAGATAAGACAATTTAATACTGCACTAGGTACTGTAAGAGAAACAATGATGTTTGGTGGATTTGCTACTGTTGGTAGTAAAATGGCTAAGGGTCAAGAAGAATATAATAAAGCAATAGCTAAGGCTGGATTAAAAAACTTCAATTCTGATATGCAAAAGTCAGATGAGGCAATAAATAAATTAACAAAAGATTTAGAAAGTAATTTTACTGCATTAGCAAAGATAGGTCAATTAGATAAGCCAGATAAAAAAGATACAGAAGAAGGTAGAATAAAAAAACTGAATGCAATATATAAAGAATTAGCAGATGCAATAAAAAAAGTAGAATATGATACATTTTCAAGTGAATTAGAAAAAGCAAATACTTTAGTTGATGCTCATAAAAAAGCACTTGAATCACTTATTGAATTAGGTGTATCTCCTCTGTCTAAAGAATATAATAATGTTAGGGATTCACTACTTAAAGCAATGAGGAGTGTTAATGATGAAGAAGGTAAATTATTCGCAGCAAAATTACAAGCAAATACAATTTCTGAACAAGCTAAATTAGCAGCAGAAGCTGAATTAAAAGCAAAAGAAAGATCAATAGAATTACAGAAAGAACTAAATGCTTTAGGGAATGATTCAGTAGCTGGTGAATTAACAGATGACCCAACTTATGAAATTCTTAAAAAGAGAAATGAGGCATTTGATGAGATGAATAAAAAAATTATCGATTTCAGAAATTTAATGAGCGATACTGCAAATATTCTTGTTGGCCCATTATCTAGTGCTTTTGAAACTATGATTCAAACTGGTAATTTTGGAATTAAGGGTTTAATTGATATGTTAAAACAAATGATAGTTAAGTTAATTGCAGCAGTAGCGGCAGCAGCTATATTAGCATTAATATTTGCAGCAATTACTGGAGGAATGTCAGCAGAAGCTGGTGGAGGTGGATTTCTAAAAATGTTTAAAGGATTACTAGGTGGAAAAGGTATGTTCCCTGGTGCTAAGTTTGCTAGTGGTGGTATAGTTTCAGGTCCTACAAATGCCTTAATAGGAGAATATGCTGGAGCTAAAAGTAATCCAGAGGTGGTTGCACCATTAGATAAATTAAAGTCGCTTATATCAGATACTGGTAATGGTGGTCAAATGATTGGTAAATTAGAAACTAGAATTAGTGGTAATGATTTAGTAATATTAATGAATAGGGCATCAAAAAATAGAAACGGATACTTTTAATGGCTTACGCAATAAAATACATATTTACCTTCTCTGATGTATACTGTACTGGTGAAGATTACTTAAAATACACCTGCAATATATATAAAAAGGATTACGTTGGTCCTACAATAAAAATATATGGTACAGGAGATCCATTAAGTATAGAAACGGAAAGAAGTGGTGATGTATCGTATAAGCCTATTATAAGTTCAGTAGCTACATTAAATGTTTTACTTCAAGATATAAGTGGCCTTGATCAAGTATGGGAAGATAATGACAATATATGGAATCTATATGACCAAATATGGGATGATGCTGGATTAGATATATTAGAGTTCTTAAATGCTGATTTAGATACATTTTATATAGATATATTAAAAGGAGCAAATACTATTTGGAAAGGTTATTATATACCTACCTCCGATGTAGTAATTAGAGAAATAGGCCCAATAGAATTAACTCTTGTTTTTTCAGATTTATCATTATTAAAAACTGTTGAATATTTTGATACAGATGAAGATGGAGACCCAATAGGTTTTTACCCACACGAAATAGTATCAATAAAAGACCTTTTACTAAATTCATTGTATTCAGCTAATCTCTTTAGCGAGGTAAGAATAAACTTCCCAGATTCATATAATATATTTAAAACTAATGGTGCTATATCAGCTGTTGGTGTACCAGAAAATGTATATTTAACTTTAGATGATATGTACCTTCTTAAAAACGCAATGTTTTTAAATTTAGGTGAGTATATGAGTTATTATGATATATTAGAAGGTATATGTATTCGTTTTGGACTGATGATGTATCAGAAAAACAATATATTATATGTTAGCTCATACGAAGGGTTAATAAATAATACATCAAGAGTTTATAAAAGATATGCCTCATCTGGTGGTACATACATAGGTGAAATTACAGAAAGCGATAGTTTAATAGCATTAAATAGCTCTACATTTAGAAATGTTGGAAGAAATCAGGCTGTAAGATATTCATTACCTTATAAGTATTTAGATATATCTACAAACTTCTCTGAATCTCAAAACATATACAATGGATTTCTTTGGGGATATGAAGAATTAACCTCTTTTGATATGTTAAATGGTTGGCAAAACGTATTTAACTCTTCATTTGTACCAGTTGATGATTACATAACAAAAACAGTATTTTCACCTACATCTACTACCTATGATTATGGGTATAAATTTTCTGTAGATGATGACACAGTTATTGATGAAACAAAGTTTATACAACCGCTAACACAAATAGAAGTAAGTGCTGGTGATTATATTGCAGTATCTACCAACTTTATAATGGATGCTATTTATGTACTTGATGGTGGATTACCTGTAAATAGTGAGGCTAGATTAGAATTATCGTGCGAAGATTCAGAAGGTAATTCATTTTCATATACTTTAAAAACGGATGGTACTTGGTGGAATGGAACAGGAGCTACTCCAGTTATTAATATATTAAATATGGGTATTAAAAATATATTGATACCAAATAACGGAGTTTTAATATTTAGAATATTCTCTCCTTGGTCTACTGAAACAAGGCCTGGGTTTGCTGGTAGGGTAGCTTTATACGGAAGATATGCAACTATAAATACATTTAGAAAAAATAGTAATAACTTTCAAATTAATGCCTATATACAACCAAATTTACCATCTACAACTACATCAAGATCTTATTATAAAAATGTATTAAATAATAATAAAGAGACTCTAAAGTTAGATACGTTCTTAAACCTATTTAATGGAAACGCATATAATAATACATTTAGAGATTCTACATTTAGTAAATCAACTGCCGCACTTGTTGGTAATGCTGTTTTAACAAAATACAGAGATTATGTACAAGATTCTGAAATTGGTAGTTCTACTCAATATAAGGTAGGTGAATCATTGCAAAGAAACATAGGATTATTAAATACAACAATAGAAGGAACATTTAAGTTCTCTACCTACTATGGTATTGGAGATAAATTCTCTTATAGTATTACTGGTGGCCCTGATTCAAAATTTGCTATGTTGGATTACAAAATAAACTTTAAAAATGCACAAAATGATTGCATATTATATTCATGTAAATACGTTGATACAACTGGATTAATTTATGTCCATAAGGAAATAATAAAGAACTAATGACACACTTTGAAGCAGGTAAGATTGATGCTATGGCTAATGAAATAGAAAAGTTGAAAGACGATATGAAAGAAGTGAAGGATATGGTAAAAGATATATATCAATTACTTGCTGGTAATCCAATCGACCCAGATGCTGTTGGTTTAGTTAAAGAACATAGGGAGTTAAAAAACGATTTCAATCAATTAAGATCAGAGGTAAAAAA